GCAGTTTCAAAAGATGTTAGTGTAGGGAATGGGCCCTCAAACCGTGAAAAGTAGTTCACTTCGCGTTTGAGTATTGCCTCGACTTCAGGAGCGGCAGGCTTATTCGCGTTGACGTTTTTAAAACAACGAAGAATAGCTGCGCAAAAATTCGATAGTAAGGGGGTTAAGGGATCAGTGACCTGAAATCCTGTGGCTTTTCTTACAAGAATTAAGTCATCAGGAATGGTCGCGGGTGCACTAGCCAAATGGATTTTGGAGAGGGCTCTTCGGACATCATGTACGGATTCAGCAGTAGCCCATGGATTAAGGAAAATCCTACCCAAAAAGGGCACGGGGCTAAAGATTGGGATGTCTACAGCGGTACTTAGCATACCAATATTGGCAAATGCTCGGCATATAGCAGCAGCGGATACTCCTCGGTTGTTACCGTCATCTCCTCCGTAAAGACCTAATTTCTTGTAGGCCTCCTTCTTGGTGAGGGATTCATCGCGCAGAGCGCAATATCCGACGCAAGCATTCAATCTAGAGTTTTTGTCTGACGTGATGCTTGAACCAGAGTCGGTCATGTTGTCAATGTCAACCTTTACGCCTGTTTGTGTTACGGCTTTTGTACGGGTTTCACCTTGCAACATTCGAGTAATCTCGCTATGGTACCGTGTGGCATACGCTGCGGTGTAGCAGGCATTATCCAAACAATGTGAAAAGAATGGCACTGAGCCATCATTTTTAGCGATGTCGGAGCTCGTTATTTTCTCCTCATTTAAGCAGATGTCTTGCAGACGTGTGCCTATTTCTTGCGGGTGGGATCCAAAAGCGTACCATTTCTGTTCTTTCATGATATGCTCTGAAAACGGATAAGTAAATTGCCCTAGACGGAAATTATGTGCTACTGGGAGCGTACATATTCCACGGGGGTCTGTTAACTTTCCGTAGGATTCGGCCTTCTGGAATGACTTTATAAACGCGCTATTGTCGCTGAAGAAGTTCTCATCTTCCACACGTCGAACGGCGTTTGGGCCACGGTTAGCAACATGAACCATCATCTCCTCGTGGCTGAGGGGCGTTAAGGTGCCGCGATGATGCCCGACGAGCAAGTCAACGAACTCGCTCATATATACCCAATATCTTGGCGGTATTTTATGTGTCGGGGTTAAATTCTTCACATTCTTAATGCGACCATCCACAAAAGCGTGTTCGTTATTGTGGCTACGTAATGGATGATATCCATCGTCGCAAATCGGTTTCATTATCCTACGTGTAACAGCTTTACCGTCCTCGGTGACTAATGGTTTTAATGATTGATAACCATCCTGGGACTCAGCGTAACATGATATAGGAGAGTAAGAATATGCAAAGAAGTTCGTGTTGGCTTTGTAAAAGTCAAACAGTATAGTGGCTGCGAATACTGGATCGCTGATGGATGAATCGCCGGCATTTCGAACAAGTCGCTCCAAATCGGATACCTGCGGCGTCTTAGATAACCTAAGACGCGTGTACATAGTCTGTAACAGGCTGTCGGTGACGGTGACTGAATCAAAACTGTTCAATCTTCCGATGGAGTGTCGAACTGCAAGGTCGTCTTGCAGTATGTTCTTTGGGACAATAGTATGATAGCGTACGTGGGCGTAACCATTTGTGACGAACTTGCGTCTAAACAAACGTGCACCTGGCAATAACCAGGCGAAGGGTCCGTAAACTTTTCTAATGGGAATGAAAACGACTACAAATCTGTCTTCACTGAAACGAAACTTCTCAACCAGATAGAGCACACTGCCCCACCAGAAGTCGATTGTTAAATGGTCTGTTTCAAAATTCCAAAGTTCATGAACGTACTTACCGCCACCGTTGACGTGCATCACGACTTGATTGTTTTCGTCGATGGTGTACGATGCGTCTTCGGTAGTTCCGCAAACACGGCTTGGGATAAATGTGGAAATGGCTACAGTGTTGCCCTGTAAATAGTCGGACATTTTAACGTAGTAGTCAACGTCAGTCATTGTCACCATGTGGTGATCCTTAACCTTTTTGTGGATGTACTCATACTGTAAATCCTTCGCAACATAATAGTTGCGCAACCGATCCACGCCAAGCGATTCCTCTTGCTTGGAGGAGGAGACGGAAAACTGCTTCTTTCCTAATAAGGTGGGCATAGCCGTCAAGAAGTTGTTTGTGCTCCTCCTCACCATTGCAGCCTTTGGATGCGAGTGTGAAGTGTCTTTGTTAGTTGCGCTAGCTAAAACGGGTTTCCCCATATGTGCGTAGGCCTGTCGAAATACCTGTCGAGAGTCATCAAGAAGGGGTCCTGAAAAGAACCGTATGATGTAGCTGGCGAGTCTTGCGCCGAGCGTCCTTCTGATATAATCCGCAAGATCATATAATTTGTCTCGGGTGAGGCGCATAAAATATCCTATATGATATATAAAATAGATTATGGCAACAACCAATAATGGCATAGCTATGTCCCATCCGATCCATTTATAGATGTAGACGATGATATGCCAAAAGAAGTCGATCTTCTTTAAGATCGAGAAAACGAAAGAAAACATTTGCATAACCGGTAGGAGTGCAAACATCATAGAGTTTCGGGATTTAAATAATCTTGAAAACGTTATTCTTAATTATTTGGTTTATG